TTTTTGGCAAGGTAGTGCTAATTCTAGCCCCAACGACGGAGACAATTGGTTAGACCCATTAGGTCCTTCAACTGGAACTGCACCGGCAGATGGCGATAGTATAGTCTTTGATTCTACATCTGATGGTAATAATGATTGTCAATTCGATAGTGCTAACTTCCCTGCTAGTGGTGAATTAGTAGATGTTACTATTAGTGCTAATTTTACAAAGTTTCTTACTACTAGTACAACTACTAGTATTAACTTAGATGGTAAGTTAGAAATAAATGTTGGTGGAAAAATAAAACCAACACATTCTATGACATTCGATTTTAATACCGCAGGTAGTACAACAGTATATGATGGTAATGGTGATTCTTACACTCACAAACCGCTAGTTATCTACAATGTAGCCGATAGTATGTTTAATAGTGAAAGTGCTAGAGCATTAGTTACATTTAACTTTGGCGCACTAAATCTCAGTATGATAGACGGTATATATCCTAATATTACTTTTACGGGAACAATATATGCTAAATCTATCTATTCAGATACTTCTAGAACATTACACAACACATACGGTTCTGTTGATATATTAACAGTAAACGGTGGTAATATAGATTCCGAAAAATACAACATTTATGATTATGATAAACAATTCCTGTTTGAAAAAGGATTTACCTCTATCGGTGAATACTTTAGATTTGGACACACCACAGCAAGATTTGTAACTTACAGAAGTGCCGGAACTGGCGAAGTTGTTTTCCCAGTAACCGGAGAGTTAAATAGTGCTGCTTTTGGTAACGATACTACTAAAAACTTCTACACTCAATATCACAAAATTATTATAGAGAACAATGATAATTCTGCTAACTACTGGTTACTAAAAGGCGGTAATGTTTTAGAATGTAACGAAATAGTAGTCGGTGATGGTGGTAGATTCTATGGTCCTGTATCCGGTACAGCAGCAGCAGTCATTAGAAGTGTAAAAAGACCTAATGTATACGGTGATTGGAACTTTAGAGAAGTTACTGATGGTATTTACGAAAGTATTACTGGGACTAATGTAACACCTGTTAGTCATGGTGGTACAGGTAGACAAACCCTAGAGAAAAATGCAGTTCTTTATGGCGACGGTATGAATGATATAGGACAGTTAAGTTTAGGTTCCGCAGGTGATGTCCTAGCAGTAAATAGTGGTGGGACAGGTATTGAATGGTCCTCAACTGGCGGAACAAATATTAGCATAGGAGAATTAGAAGATGTTACTATTACATCAGCCGCAGAACAAGAAATCTTGCGGTATGACGCAACCGCAGGTGAATGGGTAAATGAAACTCACGACAGACAGTTTATTCGGGTAAAAGCGGCAGAAGCACTTAGTAAAGGAGATGTAGTCTTTATCTTTGCTGTGCATAATGCTAATGTCGTAAAAGTAAAAAAGGCAAGGGCAGATTCAACATCAACAATGCCCGCAATAGGTATTATGTATGAAACGCTTGCCTTAGACGCAGAAGGTCTTGCAGTAGTATTCGGCAAGGCTAACGGAATAGCAGCGAACTATACAGAAGGAGAAATTATGTATGTAAGTCCTACTACTGCCGGTGCTTTAACTAATGTTAAACCCGAAGATGCCTCGCATTTGATACAAAATGTAGGTATCTTAATGCAAGCACACGCCAGTAATGCGACTGTTAAAGTTACAGGTGTAGGAAGAACAAATGATACACCAAACACCGCGCTTCATCCTTGTTTCTTTGAAAGGTCATCAATAGGTACAAGTGCCGTTGATTTTAGGTCGCCAACGGTTCAAAGTTCTACTGCTAATCCTAATGCGTTTCCTATGCCTTTTGGTGGTAGAGTAGCAGCAGCAACATTCTTATTTGCCGGTGGAACAATCACAGGCACAGCAACTAATACTATTAGGATAAGAAAAAACGGTGGTGCTACAACAAAAGACTTTACCTTCACTCCTAGCGATTTAGTAAACACTAATGGTAATAATTATACACTTACTAAAACAGGGTCGGATGTAGATTTTGATTTCAATGCCGGTGATATTATACAAGTCAGGAGAGAAAGCGGCACTACTAATCTTAATAACGGACAGGCAATTCTTTGGGTAAAGTTTAACAATGGGTGATTAAATGGAATGGGATGAGTTAAGAGGCTTTAGAGACGGTTTGTTAAAAGAAATGGATTACTACCAACTTGCTATAAGATGGGAAAATCTAACAGATTCCCAAAAAACAGATTTGAGAACTTATCGTACTGCGTTGTTAGATTTACCGCAAAACTACGATACACCTGATGAGGCTTATAGTAATCTTCCTACCAAACCTTTATGGATGACTTGATATTGAATAACAACAGGGGCGAGTAGCATGGTAGATGTTCTGACAGACAATAAAAATCTAATATTTACTACTGAAGAAGATAGGCTAACAGTAACGCCTCACGCAGCACAACTTTTCAAAGATGCTGATAGCGGTTTCGTATTCTTTGGTGATGGTACAACAGAAGCAGGTCAATCTGCTGATGTAAGACCTGTCGTTGATAAAACCGATGATTATACCTTCGTAAGAACAGATGAAGGTAGAGTAGTTATGGCTAATAAAGCCACATCAATTACATTTACAGTACCACTAAACAGTAGTATTGCATATCCTATCGACAAGACAGAATTAAAGGTCATGAACAAAGGAGCAGGTGATTTAACAATTGCAGGTGCAGTTGGGGTTACATTAAATGGTACTACTACAATTCCACAGTATTCTACTGCTATAATTAGAAAAGATGCAACCGACACTTGGAACATATTCACATCCGTAGGTGTTGTAGGTGCTACTGGACCTACTGGTCCAACTGGACCAACTGGTGATGTCGGACCTACCGGATTGACCGGACCTACTGGACCTATTGGTCCAACCGGACCTACTGGATTAACTGGCGCAACCGGAGCAGAAGGGCCTACTGGACCTACTGGACCCACAGGAGCAACAGGACCTACTGGTCCTCAAGGCTCAATAGGATTGACAGGAGCAACTGGTCCCACAGGACCTACCGGACCCGCAGGTACAGACGGAGTAGATGGTGCAACAGGACCTACCGGACCGGAAGGACCAACTGGTCCAACAGGACCAACTGGCGCAACTGGCCCAACTGGTCCCGCAGGTGCAGTCGGTCCTGAAGGGTTAGTCTTTGAAGGTGCTTGGAACTCAGGTACTACTTATTCTATTGATGACGCAGTTACCCACAACGGTAACTCTTACATAGCCACAGCAGCACATTCAAACCAAGAGCCACCAAATGCTTCTTATTGGGCTGTTCTTTCAGCCAAAGGAGATACGGGCGCGACAGGACCTACCGGCCCAACTGGACCCACAGGCCCTACTGGTCCTACCGGACCACAAGGAGTAGCCGGACCGACAGGTCCGACTGGGGCTACTGGACCTACTGGTGCAACAGGACCCGCAGGTGCGGATGGTTTAGACGGTGCGACAGGACCCGCAGGTCCTACCGGACCAACAGGTCCGACTGGGGCTATTGGTCCGACTGGGACTGCTGCTGGATTCGGCACACCAACAGCAAGTACAGGTCCAGTAGGTGTTACAGCATCAGGGCCGGATACAGCCAAGATTTTTGCTTTCTCGATTCCACAAGGAGATACCGGACCTACTGGTGCAACCGGACCTACGGGACCGACAGGTCCTACTGGTGCAGCAGGTAGTGATGGTTTAGATGGAGCAACAGGTCCGACTGGACCGACAGGTCCTACCGGACCTACTGGTACAGCAGCCGGATTTGGGACACCTACGGCAGCAACAGGTCCTATCGGAGTTACATCTAGCGGCCCCGATACAGCAAAAATATTTGCCTTTACTATTCCACAAGGAGATACTGGTCCTACGGGAGCAGAAGGCCCAATAGGACCCACAGGACCTTCCGGTGCTGACGGGGCAACAGGCCCAACAGGACCTACTGGATTAACTGGACCCGATGGTGCGACAGGCCCAACTGGACCTACTGGTCCTACTGGTTCTGATGGACCTACCGGACCAACAGGCGCAGCAGCAGGGTTCGGAACACCTACGGCATCTACTGGACCGATAGGCATAACAGCATCCGGTCCTGATACAGCAAAAGTTTTTGCGTTTAGCATACCTCAAGGAGATGTTGGGCCAACAGGACCGACAGGTTCAGATGGACCGACAGGGCCTACGGGAGCAACAGGACCTACTGGAAGTACAGGACCTACTGGTCCCACAGGCGCAGCCGCAGGTTTTGGTACTCCAACCGCAAGTACAGGACCTATTGGGATAACAGCATCAGGACCCGATACTGCTAAAGTTTTTGCCTTCTCAATTCCTGCGGGGGCAACTGGGCCGACAGGCCCTACCGGACCTGCGGGAGCAGATGGTAGTGATGGGGCAACCGGACCTACGGGACCGACTGGACCGACAGGTCCTACCGGACCTGAAGGTCCTACTGGACCAACAGGGGCTACTGGACCTACGGGACCTGCGGGAAGTACAGGACCGGAAGGTTTAGTTTGGGAAGGAACGTGGTCTAGTGGTTCTGTATCTTATCAAGTAGACGACGCAGTTTACTATTCTGTTGACGAATCGTCGTACATCTGTATTCAAGCACATACTTCATCCGGCTCTATATTACCTACTAATACTTCTTATTGGAGTATATTAGCATCAGCCGGAGATACAGGTCCTACCGGACCTACTGGTGCGACAGGACCCACAGGACCTATTGGACCCGATGGTCCAACTGGCCCGACTGGACCCACCGGACCAACTGGCTCTACTGGTCCTACTGGAACGGCAGCAGGGTTTGGTACACCTACTGCTAGTACAGGGCCTATTGGGGTAACAGCAAGCGGTCCTGATACCGCTAAAGTATTCGCATTTTCTATACCACAGGGTGCTACGGGACCAACTGGACCTACCGGCCCTACTGGTGCAGACGGTCCAACAGGTCCTACGGGTCCGACAGGACCAACTGGTACTGCGGCAGGTTTCGGTACACCAACTGCCTCTACCGGACCTATCGGAGTTACCTCTAGTGGTCCTGACACAGCAAAAGTTTTCGCATTCTCTATACCCGCAGGTGCTACTGGGCCTACGGGTCCAACAGGTCCAACAGGACCGGATGGCCCAACTGGACCTACTGGACCTGCTGCGGGCTTTGGAACTCCAACCGCTTCTACTGGACCAATAGGTGTAACAGCAAGTGGGCCGGACACGGCTAAGGTGTTTGCTTTCTCGATACCTCAAGGCGATACAGGACCGACAGGCCCTACGGGTCCAACAGGTCCAACGGGACCTGAAGGTCCTACTGGACCAAGTGGCGGCACAGGTTCTATTGGTGGTTTAGATGATGTATTAATGGATGCTACTAATTTTACTGATGGATTTTTACTTCAACCAAATAGTGATGGTTCAGCCCCAACAACAGGAACATTATCTAATGCTATTGAAAATATAGGTCTAGGAAAGAATGCCTTAAGTTCATTAACTTCAGGAGACTATAATATAGCAATAGGTACAGATGCTCTTAGTTCAGTTACAACTACTTCGGGTTCAGTAGCAATAGGTCAATGGGCATTAAATGATGCAAATACACATAGCGCTGTGGCAGTAGGTAGGTATTCTTTACGATTTTCAACTGCAAGTGGTAATACTGCTGTTGGTTATGCGGCAGGTAGAGGTGTTTCTTCAGGAGATGCAAACTCAAACTTTGAAAGAGGAACGTTTGTTGGATATGGTGCTGGACTAAAAGGGGCTAAATCGGGTCAAACATGGGCTACTGCAATAGGTTATCAAGCAGGTTCAAATGATGTAATAGGTGCTTATTCAACTTATGTTGGTGGGAGAGCAGGTTATCAAGCAGGAGAAGGGCAACAAAATACAGCAATTGGTTTTTATGCAATGTATGGTAATTCTGCTACCACAACAAACTTTCAAAGTAATACAGCAATAGGCGCTAGTTCTATGTATTGCACTTCTGCTAGTACCGCATCAAATAACGTAGCAGTAGGCGGATTGACGGGATATTCACTTACAACAGGGAATGCTAACACACTAATAGGTTATCAAGCAGGATGGAAATTAACTTCAGGAACTCAGAATGTAGCAGTTGGTTTTGATGCTTTAGGAGATGTAACAACCGGAGCAAGAAATATAGGAATTGGTTATAATGCTGCTAATAATTTTGATACTGAATCAGATAACATAGCAATTGGTTATGATGCTTTAGGTGGTGCTTCTCTTGCCGGTGCAGAACAAAATGTATCAATCGGTAATTATAGTGGAGACGCAATTACAAGCGGAGATGGAAATACAATAATCGGACATCTTTCAGGTAGTGCAGTTACAAGTGGAACTGAAAATGTGACTATTGGTATGCAAGCCATGAGAAATGCAACAGGTTCTTACAATACAGCAGTAGGAAAGGATGCGCTTTATGCGGCAACGGGCAATAAGAACATAGGGATAGGATATACAGCCGGAGATAACATCACTTCGGGCGCAAATAATGTCGTCATAGGTGCGGCTGATGTAACCGCAACAGGAGACGACCAATTATCAATAAGTTCCGGTGATGGTGGCGTTACTTGGATTACAGGAAACTCAGATGGTGGAGTATCTATTGGAGATGTTGAACAAAGAGGAATTACAGTTGCGGCAACATCAACTGCTAACAATTCTTATCTGACTCTATTAGATTTACCAACCGCAGACGGCAAGGCTATAACCGCAAGTGTGCATATTACAGATTCAACAAATAATGAAGTTCAAACAGAAATGATTGTTGCTCATTTCGATGGGACAACTGTAAATTATACTACTTACGGGCAAATATTTGATGGTGCGGCGGCTATTGGAGTTTTAGAAGTTGATTATGAGCCTGTCGGAAGTAGTATGATTTTAAGATTTCAAAATACACAAGGTTCAACAGCAACATTAGCGGGTTCCGTACACGCTACTATACACGCATGAGGTGATTAAGAATGGGAAGGCAACCGTTTAGACAAATGAAAAATGATGGAACGATGGAAGAAGCGGGTAGTGCTTCGGGTGGTGGTGTTTTCACCACAGGATTGACTGATTCAACGAACACATTCTTGCTTGTGAGTGAAAACATTTGGCCGCTACATTCGTGTCCTATTTTTGGGTCAGAATATAATTCTGTATTGACAAGTAAAAGTTACGATAATTCTCATTTATATATATCTTGGTGGCCGTTTATTGCACCAAAAAGCGGAGATATAAGTGCGATAAACATAGCAGTGGGAACTGCGACTACAACCGCTTCAGATGTGTTAATTGGTATTTACGATAGTGAAAACGGCTACATCAATGACTTGTTGGGTTGCGCTCAATTCGATAGTTCTGTAATGGCTTCAACAGGCGTCAAAGAGCAAACATCAATTTTGTCTAATCATAATGGCAGTTCAGCCACTATAACTTTGGTTGAGGGGAATAAGTATTTTTATTGTATGAAGAGAGATAATGGAGATAATCAAACTTTGTTTTTCAATGCAGTTCCAAATAACTATGGCTATACAATCGGAAAGTCCAATGTCAACAAACATGGAAGTACGGGGTATTTTGGATACCATAATCATAACACAGAACTACCTGCGTCTGAAAGTAATGTGGGTTGGGTTCAACACACTTCCAGAAATAGGATGAGATGTTGGATAAAAATGTGAGGGATTTGAAATGGATAGAACTGTGCAAGTATATGATGGCCCAACATTGATAGAAACACGAACCTTTGAGGTGGATTGGGATACAGTTAGATTAGAAAGAGATAGGTTGTTGGTTGAAACAGATATGTGGATGCTTGCTGATAGATACAACACCTTAACAGAATCACAACAAACAGAATTAGCCAATTACAGGCAGTTACTTAGGGATTTGCCTGCTACTTATTTTGATGAGAGTGATTACGATGAAGAAACGGGTTTGGGGTCAAAGGGAGCGAATGATGCGGCAGACAACTTCCCCACTCCCCCTGATTGGTTGTGAAAGCCGCACCTGAATTGACAATTCAATTTAATTTTACTTAGATACACTTTAAATAAGCAATACAGGCTGATTTGTATATGCAGTATCCAAACTGGTTACTATACGAAGAAATACTAGACAAAGAAACCTGTGAAAGATGGATAGAAGCAGGTAAGTTAGTAGAACCACAAGAGGCATCTACTTTTAACAAAGATGACAGCCATAGAAAAACACAAATCCGATGGCTACAAAACGAAGGCGTCTATCAAGAAATGCATGATGTTTTTAAGAAAATTGCTTTAGATGCAAACCAATATTTTCAAACTACAATAACCTATTTGCCACCGTTACAGTTTACAGAATATGCTGATGTCGGACACAAATACGATATGCACCACGATGTCAACTACAATAGACAAGATGGGTTTCATAGAAAACTTAGTATTGTCGTACAACTAACCGACCCTAGCGAATATGAAGGTGGTATATTAACTTTCTCACATACACAAAATCCTGACCCCGAAGCACTAATAAAACAAGGCTCGATAATTGTTTTCTATTCTTACCTAGAACATGGCGTAAGTCCGATAACAAAAGGTTCAAGAACTAGCCTTGTTGGGTGGTTTGAAGGACCACGTTGGCGATAATTTAACTAACGCCAATAGTAGTTAGTATCATGAGCGAAAGCACTAGCGTAGCGTATATCATTTCCTTAATAATAATTCTTGGTATGGTAAGCCCTTCGTTTAGTTTAGAGTCTTTAGAAAGAGACGGTGTTATTACCTGTAACAGTGTTACTGGCGAAGTTATAGAAAAAGAAGCGCCTGTTACTCTTGTTGTACAAGTAAATGATAGTGTAGGTAATAATGTAAAAAGTTATGATGTTTTTGTAAGCCCTAAAGCCTTCGCTAATTATAGTATCGGTGATACACATATAGAGCCTATTTGTACGATAAGTGATTATGAATACTACAAAGAAATTATAGATATGTTACTAGAAAGTGGTATTCTAGGCGAATGATACTCTTTAAGTATGTCTCATGATTTGGCTTGTATATGTCTGTCGAGGACAGAAAGATTAGGAAGGGAAAAATTGTGTACACACCGCCTGAAAAATCATATACCAATGTAAACATTGAAGAGACACTTCATGGGTTCAAGGTATATCGAGTGGGTGCGACCAAACCTTTTAGCGTTATTCCATTCTCGGCAGTTACACAAATAATTTATGAGCGTGAATAAAATGAGTGGAAACAATACAACAGCCGAGACTTGCTTAAATGCATTAAATGAAACAGTAGACTGCATACCCCTAGATTCATCATCTTTACTTGGTGATATAGAGATAATCTTACTAGCATTAGTAGGATTAGCGGGAATAGGTGTATGGCTTTACAAAAAGTTCTTGGTACTAAATGCTGACGGTAAAATAACTCTTGATGAGATTATTGACAACGTAGATGAGGTAAAAGAAAAACTTGTAGAGGCAAAAGCGGAACTAAAAACTCTAGATGAAACTCTTGAGTCCCGTAATGTTGCTGAATTAAAGGCTATGCTAAAAGAAAAGGGGCTTGCTGTTAGCGGTAAGAAATCAGACCTAATTGCTCGATTGAAGGCGAGTATGGATGAATGAAGATAGCGTTATTAGTATAAGATTAGATAATTTAGAAGAAACTGGAAGAAGGCATGAAAGACTGATTGAGCAACTAGTTCAGTCTAACATGGATATGAAAACGGGTCTTGCACAGGTGGCTACTGAATTAGAAGTTACTAACGGTCTTATTGCATCCTATATGTCAAACACTCAAAAGATTACATTGGCATTAATAGCAATAGTGGCAGGGGCTATGGGTTTATCAACGCAGATGTGATATTATGAATCAAGAAGAATGGCATATATGGTGTAGCGACGTTACACAAAGATTAGGAAACCTTGAAAAGACACTCAAAGCGTATAATAAATCACAAAAGCGTATGCTTTATAGTATTTTAGTAGGAATGGTGTTGTTGAATGGTTTATTATTGTACTACAAATGATGTTGGCTCAAGACTAGGTTTAGATTCGGCACAACGTACAAGAGCATCTAGTAGATTGACTAGTGCTATAAGAAGGTCAACAATAGACATAGACCAATGTTTTAGAGATTACGGTAGAGATGTTCCTAGTAAAAGCATCAAAGATACTACACTAAATGGTAGCGTGGTCGCAGGTGCTAACACAATTACACTCACTAGTTCTACGGGCTTTAGTTCTGCCGGTAACGGTAACGTAGATGGGGATTCATTCAAGTGGACTGGTAAGTCCGGTGCTGACCTTACAGGAGTAAGTGGACTTTCTTTTGACCACGCAGACGGTGTGGCAGTTCAAGAGGGAGAGTTTGCTCATGTGTTAAGAGAGATATGTGCTGACTTAGCAGCATCTTATTATATCGAAGATGAGAGTACCTTCCAAACCACTACCGCAGACGGCTCTATGCGTGGAACAGCATTGAGGGAAAGAGGTGAGTTCAATCTAAAAAGATTAGCGCATCTTGGTAGTGTGGATTAGGTGGGATAATGGCAGATTTTGGATATATAGGAGTTCCTTATACTCATCCCGGATTTCCCGACATTCCTCTAATAGAAATATTCAAAGAAAACGCAGGTAAAAGATTTGATGAAGGTCAACAAGAATTAGACAAGATTGTTCAAAGAATGAGGGTAAAAGACGGTCCTGAAGGAGAGTCTTTACGCAAAAGAAAAAATGCTATCAATGCGAATAAAAAACAAGAAGGTATGATGAGGTTTGACGCTTACTTTGATTCTACTGCTTATGAAATGATGGGTGAAGAAATCCGTAAAGAAGTTAAAAGACATATGAAAGATTTTATGGAAGAAAGTTTGAATAAATCTAGAGACGATACTAAAAAACACATAAAGGGTATGGATAGAAAGTTTAAAGGTAAACTTAACCCAAGTACTTCAGCAAAAGGTGATTTATACTATAAAATAGCAGATTCATTGAAGTGGGAAAAGAAGGTCAATACTAGACAATCAAATCAATTTACAGGATATGTTGCCGGTTCTTACGATGGTGGTTCACCTACTGGGGTGAAAGGTAAAAGGGGTGCTAATTTAATAAAAATATTAGGTATGGGTGGTTTCCAAATGAATACGCAACCTTTGGGTGGTACAAAAAGACATTCTAATTCAGCGATAGATGCATTAAAGGGGCAATAAAATGGCAGTAGCGACAAAGACACAATATTGGAATAGTAGAATGAATGGTACAGACCCTACCGATTTAGACGGTACTTTTAATGACTCTTGGACACAAGCAAGTGGAAGTGGTGCGGCATCAGGAGATAATTGGGTAATTACTAATGGTGTTTACAGTATTGCGCCGACAGGGACGACTAATACATTGGTAGGTGTGTTTGAATACACTACTGCGCCCGATGACGGTACAGTTTTAATGAAAATAGACGACGGTACTAAAAAGGTAGAAGTACAATCTACTGGTAATAATACATCCTTAAAACTAGTAGGTACTACAACAGTAACTATTACAGATTTAGATTTAGCAAATCAAGAAGATAATCCTACTACAATGATTTTGCGTCTAACTTTAGATGGCAGTACCGCTAAATTATACACACATGAAATTATAGATGATGACGATGGCGCTACAATATACAGAACGGTGACAGGTGCGGCTTCATCTTCAACAGGTGTTACATGGGGTAACACAAGTGGCTCTGTAAAATGGGGCGCAGTATACTATTCTAAGTTCGGAGCATTCAGTCCCGAAGAATTATTACTATCAGACTTTGCTCAAGATACATTGGCTAGAATGGGTCTAGCGATAGTAAACCAACTAAAGGATAGTAAAAGACCGTATCTAAAAACACAAGTTGATGATTCTTCTATTGTTTACGGCTATGATATATCATCACAAATGTTAAATAGGTTAGCGACACCGACAATACACGTATTAGTAGAGGAATTAGGTTCTCCTACTTTTGAATCTCTAGCGGGCGCTAAAATAACTCAAGAATACGATGTAAAAGTTTTTGTTACCGTAAAAGGAACTAATTACGAAAACGCATACAGAAAAGGACTAAATATAGTGGGTGAAGTGTTTGATGAGTTATATACACAAACTGGTGTAAAGGCAACTACTGACAGTATAATTTCTTACGAAGCAAAACTAGATTCTAAGATGGATGACGATGAAACAATATGCGTACACTCACTAACTATGACATATATGCGTAGAATTGATATGCGGCATAGATAATATTAATAAGTCAACCCATGTGTGCTAAATACACATAGAGGTTTAACTATGGGTAATGAAGTTTTAAATAGATACGTTTCTCTTGAATTAGAAGATGCCTACGGTGTGGAAAACTCTTCCGCAAATACCATATATTATGGTGAAGTAGATGATGAGTCATTCGCAACAAGAATGGATTTGCTTACAAGGCAAGATATGAGTCATTATGGTTCTGCTAAATCCGTTACAGGCGGAGAATATTCTGAGGGCGGATATAATATGGCCGTACAATTAGATACATTTTTAGGTGCTACACTATTAGCATTTTTCCCTAAATACAGTTTCTCAGACCCTCTCCACATTTGGGAAGAACCTACTGACGGTACACACGCTTACGCAACTGACGCAGATTCTTACGATTCATATACAATACGTGTCGGAAGAGAAGATAAAGAACACACATACGTAGGTATGATGGCTAACAGACTTTCTCTGACAGCAAATGTTGGGGAATATGTTATGTTGTCTTGTGATTGGGTAGGATGCAGAGAAAAAGCAACTGCTACACTTACTAACACCGACGGAACACTTTCTTTTGAGGGAGATGCGTTAGATGCACTCTATTTCTCAAACGGTACTGTTACATTCAACAATTCGGGCAATACAGCAGTAGGTGTTGTTAAATCTGTTTCTTTTGAAATAAACATGAATAGGGATACAGACAATGCTTATGCTCTTGGTAACTCTACGTATGTAAGACAGCCACCTTCACAACGAAGAGAAGTAACTGGTACTATTGAGTTTAACCAAATTATACACTCCGCAAATAACCTAGACGGTGATGCTGCCGCTATACCAACATACGATACATTAGTCGCTGAAGATGGATTGGCTTACAATCCGGGTTCAAGTAACGATGCACTTACACTATTATTCGAAGAAGAATCTAACGGTACGACTAACTTCTTAAAAATGGAGTTCTTTAACATTAGATTCGAAGCGCCTGAAGCATCAGTAAGCGGAAGGGATACACAAACAATGAGTGTTGGTTTCGTAGCATTATATGATGACACAACAGAGTCAATGATGAAAGTTACAGCAGACGGTGGAGACTTCGGTACTTCTGCAATTGTTTGGAATGCGTGAGATTAATGAAAGAATACATAGACTCTTTCGGTAGAGACATCCCTGATGATGAGATGCAAGGTATTTTAGAAATGCCTGTACACAAAATCCCTAGATACATTCGAAGATATCCTATGAAGGCAGTTGCTACTAAAGTTAAAGTTGACGTAAAAGTAATTGATGAAGAAGAGTAAATCTTTATTAATACCTTATAGACTCGTAGATACAGCGAGAGTGAGTGGTAATTATGCCAGTAATGAAGAAAGAGATAGAGTTAGAAGATGGAACAAAGATTTGGGTAAGACAGGCTTCCGGTATGGAAAAACTGAAAATTACCAATATACAAGGTAAAGCGTTTCGTAAAATGAAACACGCGGGCGACCCTACTGGTTGGACTGATGAGCAAAACGAAGAGTTTGCTACAATAGTAGATGAAATGGGTGGCGGAATAGAAACACAGATGGAAACATGGATTCCACCTTGTATCATTGATGAGAATGTTGATTACAATCTATTGACATTTGAGGAACTGAATACTATTCTACAATTTGTAAGGGGCGACGATACAGAAGGCGCAGTCCCTTTTCAGAGTTCCTGATGGTCGCACCGAGCCTTTGTATGGCCTTCAAAGGGACATTACCGTCTGATTTATGGCTCAAGTATTCCGTCGAGGGCGGAAGGCATCTTATGGAACTAGATTTAATCATAGCGGCAGACATCAATGATAAGATAACTGAGGCTACTGGTAAAGCCAAACAAGATGCAAATGCTATGGTTGCTAGACGCAATCAAAGGCGTGAGAAACGCAAACTATTATCAAACAATAATGAACTGCTCGATATATTGAGAGATAGCGGGGTCGAGACTATAAATCGACCCGAAGAGTAGCGGTGAATAAAAATGATGGAAGCAAATCTTATACTAGCGTATTTTGCACCCTTAGTTTTTATCAGTATGGCCGTTACTATGGTCGTTCTACGTGCCGGTGCTTCTAGGATATTCTTCGACATCGTAGGTACGATGCAAGTCGATAAATTAATCAAAGATGCTAAGGCATCTGCTACTATCGTAGAAGCGTTGTATGTTGACGCATTAGTTGGTGTGCAAGAAGGTGTGATGGAACTAGGTGAAGGTTTCAATCAACTGATGGATGATATTATTCCTATTGGTAGAGAGATAGGGGAAGCACAGAGACAGTTTGAAAAGTTCGTAACTGCCGGAGAAGATGTTGAGGCACTAAACGCTCAGATTATTGAGATAGGTCACTCCTTTGGTTTTGCTGCGGATGAGTCATTCCAAGCAGGTGCTAAAATGGCACAGTTGGCAGGTGTGTTAGGTCAAGGCTCTACCGCTACTGGTACAGAAATGGGTATGGCGTTTGGTCTTATAGCAGGTATGTCAACAGACGAAGCCATGCAAAGATTAGTAAACTTAAATCAGCAGACAAAGTTTATGACAAAGAATATCAGAGATAATGCTACTGAGGCTGAAAGAAATAATAAAATAAGGGAAAATACAATTCAAATCCTAGACCAACTTAACACAGTAGAAAATACATCGGTTGCTACCATGCAACAGATAACTTTCGTTATGAATCAATTCGCATCACAGGCACATCTTACAGGTGAAAGTATAGCGGCTATGGCTGCTATGTCTGCTGTGTTAGTTGAGGCCGGTGAAGAACAAGGTAAGGGTGGTAGAGCCTTAAGGACAATATATGCTCGTCTAGGTGCTGATACTAATGGTGCTAGAAAGGCAATAGAAGAATTAGGTATTGCTGTCATAGATGCAGAGACGCGTGCTATGAGGCCATTGTCTGACATATTACAAGATGTATCAACAGAATATGATACTATGACAGGGGCGCAAAAGTCTAACTTGGCGCAAACTGTTGCAGGTAATCTACACTATACTCGTCTTATCAAACTTCTTGAAAACACAGGTCGTATGAGAGAATTAGAAGCCGATGCTTTGGCGGCCACCTTCCCTGCTTACGAGGAAATAGAAAGATTACAAGATACTAATTTATACCAACTAGAGCAAACAGAAGCACGATTAAAAAGCGTCAAGGGTGCTTTAGCCGATGAACTTATGCCGGCTATGCAAAGAAGCGCAGAGGTACAAACAGTTTTCTTTGACGGTGTATTACAGTTAATAGAGGCATATCCTAGACTGACTAGAGTTTTTGCTGGTGCACAGATGATGAGAACAGTAGTAGGACCATTAATACAAACATTCTTGGCAGTACAGAACTTACGTATTGCTACCGAAGCATTAAGACACGTAAGAAGGGCTATGAATGGCGAAGATATGTTTAAGAAAAAAGTAACAGAAACTATGATACAGCAAGAGTCATTCCACAACAGTCTGTTAAAACAAAGAGGAGTTTTGATAGGGCAAATGATAAACTCAGAAGGCACACATACAGAATCCATACAAAGAAAAATACACGCTTACGACCTTATGGCAGCAAAACAAGGCCAAGTATCTTGGAGTACAATGCAAATGGATGCAGCAGCACAGATGGCTAGTCAATCAGCGAATGCTCTATCAATGGGATATGGTATGTTAGGTACTGGTTTGATGATGTTTGGTAAAAGCCAAAAGAGTATGAGAATGGGTATGATTCTCAATACCTTTGCTATGGTAATACAAATGGGTAAATTATTGGCTAGTACAGCAGCAACAATAATGGATACTAAAGCAAAAATAATTAATAATGGTGTAAGTTTGAGAAGTATTAAACTTGCGTATCAAGATGCAGCAGCAAAAACTTTTCAAACGGGCGTGACAAACACATTCACAGCAGCATTGATAGCAAATCAAAGAGCAATACTTATCGCTGCCGGTGCTATCGGTGTTGCTTTACTTGCCGCAGGGTATTTAGCAAGCAAAATGTCTAATATGTCTAATAGTGTCAACGATGTCAACACATCATTTACAGATTTATCTACTGTTCTAGGTATATTAGATGAACAAAAAATGAGTATACAAGATATAAATGCTGAATTAGAGTATCAATTACAAATAGTAGAGGATTTAGGGGATGCAGAAAGTGGTGCAGCGAAAGCAGCAGCAGACGCAGCGCAAAAAAGGGCAGATGATTTAATACAGGCAAAAGATATTGCTCTTGCTAGAGATGAAAACGCAGTTGCAGTAATGGAAGAACAGGTTAGATTACAGGAACAAATGGCTGCGGCTGCGGCAACAGGAGACCAAATGATAATGAGAGGTACTGCTGCGGTAATCAAGCCACAATTGGCAGCCTTAGAAAAGGAAAATGCTGAGGTTATCGCTATGTTAGAAAGACAAGGTATAGATAGTATATCGGAACTAAACACTTTTATACAAGCGACTGCATCTGCAACAAGTAATAGCATAGATTCTTCTACTAGTGATGCGGTTCAAGGAATAAACGAATCTTTGGAAGCAGGTACAGATGCTATGTATGAGTTTGCTAATGCTAGAGAAGAATTGTTCTATGGATTTAGTGCTAGTAACTTGACAGGAGATTTAATCAGACAAGTCAAACAACAAGGAGTAGAAAACCTTATTACTAACACAGAGGTAATCATGACTAATAACTTCAACGGTATGACAATACCTGAAGTAGCAGAGCAAATTATAGAAGAGATAGAGAGTAGAGCAAACTTGAGTGGTATATCACTTTCTATGGCTAGTACATAGGTGATTTGATGGTAAGAACAGTAAAAAAGAAATATCAAGTATGGCTTGCCGGATACTATGACGATTTCAATGGTGCGAGAGCAATAAGTGATTATACTAACAGCCCATCCGATACATCTTACTCACACCTGAGCAGCCACTTTGGTAATCCTCTAAACGGTGAGGCATTCTTAAATCCTAGATATAGATGGTCTGTTGAAGAAAGAGCGCAAGATACTAACGCAGGTAACAAAGTATCTACAACAGCAAATCAATATTTACAAAACGATGGTATCTTCGAGTGGTTGACATTTGACGATACTAGATTAAGTAGTGACCAATGGGAAGGTAGAATACATCTTAACTATCCTGACGGTCACGTAGCAAACAGATATAAGTTCAATAATGATTCTGCATACGGTAGTGATTTCTACCAAAGATTTATCAACGGACATAATAGTGATGCATCTTACATAGTACCTGTTGGTGATAACGATGCCTCGTTTGGTAGGTCTGACATGAAAAGATACGACAACACTAACTATGAGGCTAAAGATGCAGGTAAAACATCTACAACAGGTAACTTCGTACAAAGAGCGCATCTTACAGGGTCTTGGATGGGAGAGCAAGTAGAACAAACATCCTTTTCAGATAAGATTCCGGCAAAACTATTTGCTGAAGTAACATCACCGTCTAAACAACCATTCCTATGTGTACAGACAGTTAGAAAACACATAGACAACGACTCTCCTGATGTACCTGCTATTATATATGATGGTCCTCTAAACAGCAGATTAGATGGTGATGTGTTTACAACAAGAATAGCAGTTAGGGCTTTTGCCGCTTCTAGTACCTTAACTTGGGATGATGTAAAGGTAAAGTTCGAGATAGGTTTTCCTATCGCACAAGCAGGGTTGTTAAATGACGAAGGTTACACAGGTGCAGCCGCTATAACACAATCTTTAGACTTAAAGACATTCACAGGCTCATCAGGCTCTACCTCTTATGACGTTCAAGGTCTACTAACAAGCGGTAACAGTTGGTCTTATACTAATGATGATTCTTGGTTAGATGTGGATTTCGTATTTGATTATACCAACTCAGAATATGATTGGTACGTAAATGGTGTAAAACAAAACACATCTCCTGAAAGTATGAGTGGTACTCCTACTGCCGCAGGTATATACGGTTATCAATTAAGTATAGAGTCTGACGAATCAGATGGCAACTATGGTTACGTTTCTTATCTTATGCTAGATAGGGCAGGTCTTGTTAGATATTTATCAGATGATATGACATCTAGCAGCGAAGTACAAATACACAAGATGCAGATAAAGCAAGCAAACAATGGTATATCTAGTTGTAGTATAGCACTACATGATGATGCTGCTTTGTCATCAGGTTCTAGAGGTAAGGCGGCAACAGACTATTTACTAAACTTACGGGGACTTTTCGTATCATCTACACCTCTAGACTGGAACTTACTAGTTTTTGGTGATAAAGATAAAAGAATAGATAGACCTGTATGGAGAGGTACAGTAGATACTTTTGCTATCAATCAAAAAGGTAGAAGTAGAGAACTTGTGTTAAGAGCAGTTGACTCTATGGAAGCATTAAACAATCAGATACCACTTTGGGATGTAGGACAAAAAGCAGAAAACGAAACAGGTGACTCTACTACATACTGGGATTTTGACGCACAAGGTTTTAGAGATGCTATGTATCTTGGTGGCGGTAAGTTAAAGTTACTGAATAACAACGTAGGTTTCGATAAAGATAACTCCTACTTAGAAACATCAACACAAAGAACACAGTTAGGTTCAGGACATCCTATACAGATGTACAATAATGAAAATACAAACACCGGACCTAACGATATAGAAGATAGTTATGAAGGTGTTGGTATACTTGGTTTTACCGAAAAAAGAATAGCGGATACTGACGGTAGTACAGAGACTAATACTAAAACTATTGCTATACTAGCAACTAGCAGTCACGGACTTTCTGCTACCGACACTATAAGCATACAAAACACTAGCAACCATAATGATACTACGGTAACAGTAGAAAGTGTTGACCCCTATAACGCAGAAGAAATAACTATTGATTACGCTGATTTAGTATATACTCCTGAATCAGCACATATCGTATATGCAGGTGCTTACGGTATACATGAAGGTGTTTTACCCTACATTAACGACGACGGCACATTTAACGACAATCCTACTGTTTACAGTAATGGTACAGTTTCTTTAATAGGATGGGAAGATTTCTATACTGATTATCCTACTTCGTCTTATTATACAAACACAGGACCATACAGACTTAATTTTATATTTGATGCAGACCCAAATCTAAAGGTAGGAGATTATTTCTATATGAATAGAAGAAATAAAGACCATCAATTATCAGGTACTAGTTTTTATGCATATTACGAAGCAAGACACAAAGTAAAAAGAGTAGTAAAGTTTAGAAATTATTTTGATATTGTGGATGGGGTAAGTCAACTGACA